CATCGATACGTTTACTTAGGGCTAAATCACCTTCAGCAAATGCTGACTGAATTGTCCAAGCAGCAGCTTGGTTACTTCCATTATCTGCGGTCCAGTTGTTCTGATCAGCCGTTAAAGGTGTTACCTGTGCGTAAACACCGTCCAGTTTTGTTGCTGTAGCATGTAAGTCATCTGCAACAATATCAACCGATTCTTGAACAGCTGCAATTGATGTGTCGGTGCTTTCTTTATAGGTAGTGACAGCATTAAGAATCTGCTGGTCACCATCAGTTCTAGCCTGAATCTCTTGAGTTAAACCATCACTGACACCTTTAACTGCAGCAATGCGGTCATTGGTTTCTTTCGCAACGGCATCAGAAACTTGCTTAACTTCACCCTGCCGTACCAAAGATTCTTGTGCAATTGCATCTGCACGGGCTTGTGCTTCAGCTGCATCTGCTGCAATTCGATCACTAATTTCTTGTGTAAGGCTATCGTTTAATCCAGAAACATCACTTACTCTTTGCTGGGTTTCAGCATCGATTGCTGCATTCGCAGAATCAATTTCACCCTCAAGAGCAGTAACTTTGTCAATTAAATTTCCGATATCTCCATCAAGACCTTCAATCGTATCAATCTTATTGATCGTATCTCTTAAGTCCTGATCTAACTGCGTTGCAGAAATTAAGCCATCAAGCGCATCAAGAATATCATTCGCCTGTGCAGTTGAAGTGCCACTAACCCAACTAGACCAATCCCCTTTATTACCGATCCGGTCAACCAACCGCCCCCGATACCAGAGTGTCACATTAGCAGCCAAACCCTGCTGCTGTAGTGAAGTCGTTGGATAAGCATAAGAACCCAGAGGCTGAATATTGGCACCATTGGAAGTCGTAGAATATTCAATTTCCGTATATGCAGTATCTAATGCGCCAGTTGCAGGAAATTCCCATTCCACTTTCATTCCGAACATTGTGCCAATCGCTCGGATAAAAGCTAATTTTGGTGGTAACCCCTGCTTACCAGTCAATGCAGTCAAAACTGAGTATGCCGGTAAAGAAGAAATTTCAAATGCTGAAATTGCTGTTACACGCGCCTGATATTGACCCGCATAAATACCTGGTACCTCTACCGAGTTATTGCCTGTCAGTGGTAATTTAATCCAGCTCCCGTCATCTTTACGCCACTCAACCAGATACTTAACTGCTCCACGGGCTTGTGCCCATGACACAATCATTGTGGCAACATTAATACCTTGATCTACTCGGCTTTCACTTGTAATGGTGACGTTTGTAACCGCATCCTGAACAGTAGGATTAACAATTGAAATAGGTGCTTCTTCAAAATGTGCTCCAGTGTCGATTGCATCAAACTTTGAAGGATTGTATTGAAGAGCAGTAATGCTAAATTGATGTTTATCATCTTGAGTAATAGAGATGACCCGAAACTTCATTGTTGCCAAGTCTTGAGCATCTAAAACCCAAATGTTTTGCACAGCAATCGAATTCATATCAAAAGCCGTGGTTACTGTAATAACTCTACCTGCTATTGACTGAACAATACGTGTTTGGGCTTTGCCATTTTCACCATTAATTACGAGTCGGTCGCCAGCTTTTGCAACCACATTATCTCGGTCCAAAGTAATACTTTTACGATCTGCCGAAATAGCAGATACACGACCACCATTTGCACGACCTGCAAATAGAGGATCAGCAACTTCAATTACTTTCCCCGGCAAAGGAATGTGTCCATCTAGACCAACTTTGAAAGACACTGTGCGTGTTTCAAGTTGCTCTGACTTTAAAGCCCAGTGACCTGCTCTCTGCGCTTGTCCGCGCGAAGTGCATCCCCAAGCATCAATTTCCAAAATACGAACTTGGCCCGCTTCAGCAATTGCTTTCTCATCACGAACAAACTCATATTCGGTTTTGTAGTGATTAGCTGGGTTATCCCACGCAATTTTTACAACATTATGGCGATCACGCGCACGGGTTCCTGAGTATTCAAAATTGCCATCAATGACATTGGCACGCGTATAAGTGAAATACGTATCTTGGGGAATATCCGCATCACAAATAATGCTATTACCATCCCAAAATGTGATAGCACGGAATACACCAACTAATTTCGTTAAAATTTCAAAGGCACCTTCGGCACTCTGAAGATAAACATTACAAGTAAAGCGTGGTTCTTGGCCGCCTAGACCGTCTGGTACCATTTCGTCACAGTATTGTGCTAAACGATATAAGGACCACTTATCAACCATTAGCGGGGTTAATCGGTCACCCAAAGCATAACGGTCTACGGTGCATATATCGTAATAGATCCATGCCGGGTTATTGGAATAAGCCTCTTTGAAAGTGCCGTCCCACATTCCAACATATTGCCGTGTTGCTGGATTGTAATTAGTAGGAACTTTTAGGAGCCTACCCTTTGTATCCATAGCAACTTTTGCTACGTTTCCAAAAGTCTCGGCATCATATTGAAGACCAAGTAAAGCAGTATTTGGATAACGTAATTTTGCATCAATTACCTCTGTTACCGCAGATACATACATCTTGTCGCTGATATATTCAGAAGATGAGTTAGGGGTAATACGTCGAACTCGCAATAACCAGCCACTATCAGCCTTTGGCAGGTCAATACGGTGAGCACGCTCATAATTTGCCGAAGTCTTATCTGAAATTTTAGCTCTTAATACTTCACTCCAACTATTGCCATCAGTCTGCAAATCAATCGCATACTCAATTGTTAATCCGCTCACATCCCCATTTGTTGCGTCTTGAGTACGCAAAGGACCCCATTTGAAACGTACACGGACGGCATCCAGATCTAGATTATTAAATGCTTTTACCCAAGGCGTGCCTGATTTCAACTCAACATCTATTGCTGTCTCATTTTCAACAGCAGGAAAACCCTCAATGTATTCCTGATCATTAGTACCATTTCTAAAATCAACTTTTACATTTTCAAAGTTAAGGCTTCCATCTGCATTCTGAAGTGGAGTTTCTTCTAAATAAATTGACTGAAGCCCATTAGCTAAACCTTCAATCTCGCCTTCAGCTAAACCATATAGAACCTTGATAAAGGTTTTCGATTGAGCAGAATCTGGTGAAATGACAGGTTGCCGTTGTTTTTTACTGCCTTTTTTTGCGCCTACTACTGCATTCATAAGAAATCTCACGCAATAAAAAAGGCGCTAGAAAGCGCCTGTTAAATAATTAAAAATTACATCTGATCTTCAGGATATTGACCTGCGCTCACAATGAAGCCGCCGATTTCCCGTTGACCATAAAGAATTGGAACAGGATTACCTTGTGCAACTGTGGTAACTGCACCGCCAAAGCCTTTATTCGCTCTGTTTCCATCTTGGTTTTGGTCTTGAGTAGTATCAACCTTCGGCATAAGCATCATAGCCACACCACCAAGCATCATTCCAATACCTGAACCAATCAATGCAGCACCGAGTGGTGCTCCACCGCCTAATGTGCCTACAGTTACTAAGACTCCCACCACGACCATCACAGCACCTAAAACAGTCTGTAATATTCCATTACCGCCTGCACCAACTACACGTGGAACAATATGAATAACCTCAGCTTCAGTATTCATATCAAGCTGTTCTTCACCGATATTGTCACCAGTGATTAGACGCTTAGTTTCATGATCGTAAATTGCTGGGCGTTTCTTGCCTCGCTTATTACTTGAGTTCTTTGATTTTAAAAATACGGCAAAGCGTAGGCCCTGCTCATGTGCATGCAACATAAAGTGTTCAAAGCCAGCGATCTGAACAGATAATGCACGCATGGCTTCACGTGTATTTGCGACATCGAGCTTAAATTCACGACCGAATTTTTGCCCCAAGATGCCGTACAACTTAATTGTTTTTAACATCTCTATGCCTCAAGATTTTTACAGTACGTTCAAGCCATTGTTGACCATATATTTCCCGAACAGATTTGCGGTTATATGGATGATGAAGAATTAACGCTGAACCAATGCAGTTTTCACTTTCTTCTGATTTCAATTTTCCGTTATCTCCGAGCCAGACAACCGCATGATTTGGATGTTCAGTACGTCCAACACGACAAACAAGCATATCGCCATATTTTGGTTTATCTACTTCAAAGAAACCTGCTTTTTCGTAATTTTCAAGGTAAAGTGATGGATGGTCTTTATCTTCCCACCATGCATCATCCCGCTTAAAATCCATAAGCTCTATACCTAATTCACGACTATAAAAATCACGTACAAGCGCATAGCAATCTTGCCAGCCATGAAAATAATTACGCCCCACTAAAGGGGCGCGATAACCGCAAGGCTCATATATTTGAAAATCCAGATCCGGATATGAACAAATTACCCATGGCTTTTTATGTAGTTCAATCTGAATCAGATCGAGTTCCGATGCTCTTGTTGTTCCATCTGGATGGGAATGCACGTAAGCTAAGATTTCGCCTTGATCTTCAGCCATAGCTAAATCTTCAGGATGGATTTCGAACTGATCAGATTGAGCGGAAACATTGCGGCAGCGGATATATTCTTTTCCAACAATTACCCCGCAGCATTCATGCGGATAGCATTCATCGGCATGGGCCATGATTGCTTTTTTGGTTTTTGCTGTAAGTTTCATAAAACCTCACAATAAACTTGATGCAGGGAACCCGCCAAAAGGTAATGGCTTGTTTTCACCAAATCGTAAGCGGCATGAACGCAAACTCCCACTACATCGATCTAAAGCTGGATCATTGGTAGGCTCATCTTTATCGGTGAACATTGCCGCTCCGGTATATCCACATTCCTCACCACGGTAATTTCCCATCATGCACCAATGACAAAGTGAAGTAATTTGACGTACAGGAATTTTCAACCCTTCAAAATCAATTGGATTTGAAAGCTCAAAGGTCACTTGCTGGGCATTTTCGGATGTTTTTTGCTCGATATACCAAAGCTGCTCCTTGAACTCATTTGAAGCAGTAGGATTACCTGCCGTGAAGTTTTCGGCATCCAGATATTTAGCCAGCGTGGTAATGACTTTAAGTTTCGCCCCAGCAAAGTCTTTAAACTGGAGACAATAAGCAGAAACAGCATTTTGAATGCCATTAATGTTGTTTGCCATTGTTAAAGTGGGTGCAGAAGCCTTGCCATCCGAGCGCATCTCTAAGCCAGAAACTTCAAGTGCCATTGGCTCAAAGACTTGTCCTTGCCAGATGATGTTGCGCATCCAGACTTTCTGATCGCCAATATTAAAAACTTTATCGGCCTTGATCGTTGCTGTGTCTGCTTTCCAGCTCGTTAAATCCGCAGAGACATAAATCTTTTCCCAATCTTCGTATGAGATATGCCCATGGAATCGCAAAATGCCAGCTCCTAGAGCGCTGGCATCTAATTCATACAGGGTGATTAACCCATCTACATAAAGTTTCTGGAAATCACTATTCAGTGTCATCTGGTAGTGTCTCCTCTAATACAACTTCCTCATGGAAACGGATGTCAATATTACGACCCTCAGGAATATCTACGGGATTTTCCAGATCAGGAACAATCGAAGCAGTTTCAATATCAAACTTCTTCTTATAGGTCTTGATGGAAATATCATTGTTTTCAAGTTGCTTATAAGCTACAGCAACCAACACATTGCCGTTTGCATCCTTTGGCATTTCGATATACCAACCTTCTTGAGCAAAACCAAGAGAGCCTTTAATTAAGTAATCACCAACACCTAATTTTTCTAAAGTGATTGGCTGTTTTTGTGCGTCATCATTTAACTCAATTGAGTCAGCAAAGAGTTTGGCAACGGGTGAAGCGGATTTAATAAATCCGTTTGCATCGACTGTGGTGTTATGCTCTCCGCGCAATGCGTACCACGGTGTATAAGAGCCTTGATATGATTTACGTCTAAAGCCGATATATGTTGCTGAAGTTGCAATACTTAAATTAGCAGCATGTTCAATAGCACTACTCGCATTCAGCCCAAGAATATATTGTGCCTGTGCCATAGGATAATCACCTGCAGCAGTTGCGCCTACACTAGTGCCTTGTAATCCAATAAATGAACCACCTGCATCAAAATTGGATAATGCTGTTGACCCCAAGTTTTTATTTGCAGCAAAACCATTGTTAAGTAATCGTTGATAGTCTAATGAATTGCTACTAATTAAACGTGTCCACGGACTCCAAGTCGCACCTAAATCTGAAGTCGATCGAAAGAAAAAGTTTCCGCTTACTGAACCACCAGTTAACGGAATATAAATTTGTGCTCTATAGTTATTTGTCCCACTGATATCAGTGACAATCAATGTTCCCACTTGACCTGCAACTGGGAAATTTAAAGCCAGCGTTCCAGACGCAAAAGTATCATTGCCATAAAAACCAGGAGTAATGACTTTATTTAAATCTCCAGATGCATCTATGTCTGTAACTCGAATTCCACGCCCGATACCAAAATTTCCAACTGCTAAAGATCGCCCTAAAGTTGCATCTGTATTGCTGGCAGTTTTTGTCATTGTTGCAGCATCACCCAATCCTAAATTAGTCCGTGCAGCCGCTGCCGAAGTTGCGCCTGTCCCCCCTTTTGCAATTGGTAGAGCTGTGGGGAGTGTGGTTGCATTAGTGGTTCCGGTTAGGAAATCATATAGCTCAGAAAAGTTGGCATTCACATACTGGAAAGCTGTTCGAGCTGGTGTTCCTGATCCGTCATTTGCAGCTGAACCAACATTAATAACTTGCTTAGTCATTTTCTTGCTCGCATAAAAAAAGCCCCTAAAGAGGGGCTTCAAAGAGATTAAAAATTAAGGATAAAAGACTTGGGTGAATGTCGTAGAGATTTGCCAAACATCACCGCCCAAACAGCGGGGTTGATATTCACCTGTTTTAACTCGAACCTCACCATCTAACGGCGAATCCCAAAGAAACGAGTCAGCTCCTTTATGGTCATCAAAGAATGCTTTGATTTGCATAATTTCGGCTTTTTTTGCTGTCCGTGAATATTGCCAAGTACCTGTTCGGTTATTGATTCCTATTGAGACATTTTGCTCATATCCATCACCAAACTTAGATGACAAAGTATTAAAGCTCTGTGAACCTGAGTTGCCTTCTAGATCTTGGCACCAAGTGAATTTACGGTTGCTCATTCAATTATTTTGCTCCAAAAAACCCACTTCATAGAGTGGGTTAAAGTGGTTAAACTTGGGTAATTAACGTCTTACAAGATTAAATAAGACACCGCCTTGACGACTTTCACGTCTAGCCCATGCGTCCATTGCATTATTCAGAGATTCAGCAATTTGCTTTTGACCTTGTGTATTGACGCTTGCGGATCCATCAGCAAACGTAATCTGTTGGCTGATTTGCACATTGCCCTCACTAGACCCGTTTTGACGATTATTTAAATAATTCGTCAAATCTTTGTTCTGTTGAGGGTTTAGTACACGTTCACCACCATCTAAAAGCCATGTACCTTCACGCGGGATATTGTCTATACCGTTATGAGCCATACCTTGGATTGTTTGAGCTGCCATGATACCAACTGAAGCGTAACCTGTTGCCCTAACAACTCCAGCCAAAACACTTCCATAAGCGCCACCTTGTGCCAGTGCTTTTGTAGCCCCCTCTTCTGTGTTAACAATTGCTTGAGCTATTGAAGCAGCCTTAGAGGCAAAGAACATAGTTTTGTAAAGCGCATTTGACTTCCCAACACTTTGCTCTAATAGTGCGGTCATGTCTGAAAAAACCTGCCCCGTCATTCCAGCAATTTGCGAATAAACTTGCATCTTGGTTTCAAAATTCTGTTGATCCAAATCACGCTCTTTTTGTGCGTAATCTGCATCAAGTGCAGCTTTTGCTTTCAAAAACTGTTCACGAGCAGCCAACAATTGAGCGTTACGCTCACTCTCATTTTCAATCAATTTAATGCCAGACACTTCATCGTTATAGGATGTTTGGAGTCCTCCGAAATCCGAAGAATATTGATTTTGCAAATTAAACTTTGAAAACTCTTCAGGATTAAGTCTATTAAATAGGGATTGAGCAGAGTTCTGACCAACTTGAAAGACGCTGTCAGAGGCTTGGTTTAAAGTTTCAAAAATTGCATAATCCTTAGATTTTGCCAACTCTTCGCGAACACGTTTACTTAAACTATAAGTTTGAAGTATTTCTTCACGTTCACGTTGGTAACGCTTCACAACAATTTCGGTCTGGTTTAGATAACCCTCAAACGCCGACTGAATTTGTGCATCTTCTTCGCGTTTTACGGCAGCAATTTCAACTTGTTTTTGACGCTCAAGAGCAGCTTTAATCTCTAAAGCTTTTTTCGATTTCCCGTACTCATACTCGGCATTAGAGTCGATTAACTCTTTTTGTCGATCAAAGTTTTGTTCAATCTGCTTGATTCGATCAGTTTCAAAAGCAAAGTATTGGTTGTACTCTTCCTTTTTATCAGACTCAAGTTTTGCAATTTGAGCAGCATATAATGCATTCTCTTGAGCAAGCTTTTCTTTTAACTGTGGTGTACCAGCGTACGCAAGTGTGATCTTATCAATATTATCTTGATGCTCCTTGGCAAGGCGTTGAGCTTCAGTGTAATACCGCGCGTTAACTTCTTTTCTTGTATCATCAATAGCCTGTTGAGACTCGGCAGCTTTGTTGATTAATTCAAGTTGATCTGCCTGAGTAGGCATTAAAATTGAATTATCTACAGTAGATTTCCCAGATACTCCAGCGAACCATTTTTGGAAACCGGGTACGTAACCAGCAACCTCTTTGCGCTTGCTATCTGATAGACCACCTTTCAAATAGGTTCTTAAGCCACCTGCACCTGCATTGTAGGCCATTAAGGCTTTTGCACGATCACCAAAGTCTTGGTAGTTTTTTTGCAAGTCTTTAGCCGCTGCTGTTGCAACTTCTTCAATCGAACTTTTTGAATTAAGACCATACTGTTTTCTAAATACACTCGTTGTTTGGAAAAGACCTATTGCCCCAGTATGGCTTCTTGCTCCAGCATTAGCTCCAGACTCTTGAAGAATCAAGGCTGCTAATGTTCCAGCAGGCAAACCATACAAACTTTCAATCTGAGCAAAATTATTTGCCTTAGCAATACCTTGTGCACGAGCAATTGCCTCTAACTCAGCTTTCCCAAAAGTATAGTTTTTGCGATTAAAGCTATTAAGTGCTGCATCAGCAACCGCTTTTGGCAATTTAATTTTATATGCATTTTCTTCATTGGTATTAGCTTGAACATCAGCAAAAAATTCAGCCTTCTCTCTAGTCCAACCGCCTACACGCATATTTTCCTGAATATACTTCTCACGCAAAGCATCCTTGTTGGCCTGATTAATATATTCTCGCTGTTTTTGTGTTAAAGACATCCAAGCTCTTGCAGATTCATTGACAGCTTTTGCTTGGTCTTGCTGTGCCTTTGTTGCATCATTGGTGGCATCTTTAACTAATTTTTGGATCTCTTTTTGACGATCTATAGTGTTATTAGCAGCATTAATTTTTGTATCTAATTCAGCAACAAACTTAAGTGTACTCTCACTAACCAAGCCTTGCTTTTGTAGCTGAGCAAAAGCATTCTTAGCTTCATCTCCACCTTCTTTCAAACTCTTAAGATAGTTTTGAATACCAGTTAGTTGTTTAGTGTCACCTTGAACTCTTAAGTCGTTCTCAAATTGTTCCAAAGCGATAAACAAACTTTTTAATTGTTTAGTTTGTTTATCAATTTCCTCTCCAGCTTCGATACTTTTAAGAGCTAGTTGCGATGCTGTTAATTTTTTATATTTTTCCCTTAGCTCATCAACAACAAGGCCTTGATCTTCAAGTGCATCAGTTGCATCTTGCGTCTGTTTAGACATCAAATAATAGGCGCCACCAGCTACAGCCAATTGCGTAAGAAGCATGCCAATCCCAGCAGGACCGCCCAATAATGCCATTACACTTGTTGTTGCGCCAGCTGTTCTAGCGAAGTTTGCTAAACCCACACCGGCACGCACTGCAAACAATGCTGTTTGCCCAAGTTGATAAGTTGCAACAACCAAAGCTGGTACAAATCTTGTTGCAATACCAGCAGAAACAGCAATCGTAACCGCCTTAATGTCGCCCCAATTCTCTATCACTGTTTCGATAGCAGGAACAACACTATTTACAAGTCTTGCCTCAACGCCCTGCCATTGCAAATCCATTAATTGAAGGTTTTCTCTTGCTTGAGCTAGGCTTTTAACTAAGTCGTCAGACATAATTGCGCCAGCACGCTCAGCAGCATCACCCCATTTTTTAAAACCTTCTCCACCATTTTCTAACAATGGAATAAGCAATGAAGAATCTGAAATGATTGCTTCCATGTAGAATTTCATATCATTGGTAGAGGCTCCAGCTTTTTCCAATGAGTTATAAAATAGTTGAAGCGCTTCTGGACCGGACAGCTTTTGAAACTGTTGAATCGTTACACCAACTTTAGGGGCGATATTTGTGAAAAAGTCAGCTAAAGGACCGCCACCCGTTTGCTGAAAATCGCCTATACGATCCTGCATGTCTTTCATTTTATCTGCAAAAGATTCCAATGAAATTCCGGCAGTTTCTGCCCCTTTGGCGTAATACTGAAATTCACGCACTGAAGCATTCGCAAGTTTTGAAAACTTTTGAATATCATTTCCAGTCTGAATAACTTGATCACTAAAATTAACAAGCTGAGCCACTGAAAGACCAGCCACTGCTCCACTCAATGCACTTACAGCAATAGCAGCAATATTTAAAGAATTAGCAATCCCTTGACTCGATGTTCGCGCCTGCCGTTCAGCTCTACTTAGTGGCTCTGAAAAACTAGCCGTCTGAACCACTAGATCCAGTGTTAATCTGCCAAGTGAAGTTGTGGCCATTACTTTTCTCCGGGCAATAAAAAACCCCACTAATTAGCGGGGTTTTTAAAAATTAATGTTTACTGCTATTTGCAGTCAGAATTCCAAACTTGATTGAAGGCTGCTATAGATGTTGGGTCAGAGTTATAATCATTTTCAAAGTATATTTTTTCTTTTGTGATTATGTAGCGCTGAAAGCCAGTATAGGCGCCAAAACTATTTTTAGCATTTACCTCACCGCATAGCTCCCATTGATTACGAAACTTAGCTGTATCACCATCTTTTAACACATCTCTAACAATTTTTTGCACTTGTAAGTCGAGTTTCTGCCTTTCGTCATTGAGTTTTTCTTGTTCTGTTTTTCCACATCCAAGCAACAAACAGCCCAGAATAACAATAATTAAAAACTTATTCATTTACACACCGTTTTTCACTTTTTTTCAATTTAACAAAACGGTGTGTAAATGTCACATGCCCCACCTTATGATAGGGTTAGTTACTATGGAACCTTTCTAGATATTCCTCTAATGACAATGAATTGTCATCGTCTGGTGGCGTTTCATGAGGCATAAATATATAAGGGTCTACTTTTGTTCCCTCTTTAACTTTGAAGCCTGTGTAATGTGCCATCCAGCTTCCAAAGCTTTGCTCTAAACGGCGACCAAAGAAAAGAGAGCCATACTTTTGACGGTAGGCTCTCCATTCCATCAACTCTTTATGTGAAAGTTTTTGTTCAGCTTCTTCTAAGGTGTTTCCGCCGATTCCGTTGAGGACGAGTTCAATGAGGAGTTCTCTGTCTGCAAGCTCTTCTTCCGAGACTTTCCCAAAAAATTATTAACTTCATCAGCAGCAGCATACATAGCATTTATTAAACTAGGCTCTGCTTTATAGATGTCATTAACACTTGAGAAAAAAGGTGTTCCCTTTTGATCTGAGCAAATTGAACCAAGTAATTGAGCAGCTTGCATGTGAGTTGAATCGATTTTCTTAACTTTTGAATCCTCAAGATTCTCATAATTAAGATCCCATTCAATTGCTTTGGATGCCTCGCGACTTTCCTTGAAGTTCATTTTTTTGACAAAAATATCAGCTTCAAGCTCAACAATATCACCAAGTTCTAATGAATTGTTTTTCGTCAATTTTTTAAGTGACTCAATATTACTTTCAGTCGCTTCAACATTCCACTTGACGGCTTTTTTAACTGGAACGTTTAGAGTAGTTACACTCTGCTTTAAGTCTGTAATGCTGATCTTAGCCATTATGGAGCCACCGTGCGTTTAGTTGCAGTTACGCCAGAAGTACGAATCAATGTGAATGAATAACCAACTACAGAATCGACTTCAAAAGCATTTGGTGCTGTAGGGTTAATATAGCCCTTGAATGACCACCACATGCGATCTTCAGGAAGATCAATACCAGTGGTTGGATCATAGGTCGGAGGCGTTGCAGCATGACCCGAACCAACATGCCATTCCAAAATCTCTCCGGATTCGGCAATTTCAATTAATTTGTCATGACTGGTGTTCGTATCATCGTAATCGATTTCTACTGCACCTTCGCCGGGATCACGCATACCGCGAATATACTGTTTTGATTCTGCATCAAGACAAGTCACATCAATTTTTTGAAATGAATCTTGCCCCAAGTCAATCCGTTTAGAGCAAACAAAACGAACCACTTGACCATTTAACACAGTAAATAACTGTGTTTTTTGAGTTTTAACATTAGCCATTAAGAGCGCTCCTTAATTTTAGGCATAAAAAAAGCACCCGAAATGGGTGCTAAGTGAATATGGTTTAAGTTTTATTAGCGGTTTACGATCCAGCTAACATCAAAAGAATAGTGAGGCATGCCTGTTACGGGGTCCTTATCTGCCTCGCCATAACGAACCACATAACAATCAAGCTCTATTGCATCTCTCATTGCAGTTGCAACTTGCTCCACAACATCTTCATCTGTTGCGTATACATCAATTTGAATAATTGCATTATCTGAAACAGGACGTGAATCAAGGTTGCTATTTGAATCACCAGAAATTGTTTGCCATGTCACATATGGCGCTTGTGGCTCATCTGGAGCACTTCCAAACTTCCAGACTCGCAAAATTCCATCGCTTTCAAGTAGAGCCTTAACCGCTGGATCTGCTCTGGCTAATTTAAAAATTGGAACATCAATCATTAAGCTGCACCTAAAACCACGCTGAGTTCAAAATTAAACACCTGAACAAATTTATCGGTAACTTGTTCAATGTTTTCGTATAAAGCAGGGCGTAAAAACGGAGTAGCAGGCTGTTTACTTGTGCCTAACTCAAGGAATCGCCAGTAAAAGACTCGTCCGTCCGCTTGGTAAGTTTGACCAACACGACCAGCACGTCTATTTTGGGCATTATTTGTATATGGAATACGTGCCCCACCACGCACTCCCACACGCATAACCAAAGTGTTTTTATTTCTACTCCGGCCATTTTGAACCACAATTTCTTTCCAGATTTTTTCGGGAGTGGTAGGATCATCTAGGCGTTTAACTTTTTGACGAGCTGCATCTCTTGCAATGTTCATTGCCTGCCGCATCGCTTTACGGGCAATACGTTTTACAGTCTTGTCATTACCAATTGCCCGCATTCGTCTTAATGCAGGCTCCAAGCCATGTATTTGAGTAGCCATAAATCACCCATTCCATGCTTTATCACCTGTTGCAAGGTTGATAGTTAAATACTCACGGCGTGAGTCTGGGTCTCGCATTGGGTTCCCATCAATCTTGTAATAGTAACCATCAAAAAGAACCCGCATTGTGCTATCAACTTGTTTTGTAGCGCTGCTATATCGCACCTTAGCACGGGCTTGTATTGCGCTGTTTGCTGCTTTAGCCGCAATAACATCCCTTGTTGAAAGGTCAGTAACTTCCGCCCAAATTGTTGCAAAATTAGACCATGAGGTGATTAATTTTCCTGTGTTTTGGTCTTGGGTTTGAATTGCTTTTTGAATAGTGATGCGGTGACGTAGGTCGCTTGCTTTCTGTCCCATAAATACCTCAAATAGCAGTAGGATTGCGAAATTTATAGAGCAAAGCTCTTACTGGAGGTGGTAGATAATTGTCATCAACCATCATTCCATTTTCAAGATTTCGATTGCTATCGTAATAACCGCACAGAAGAAGAACCGCTACTTTAAATTGATTTGGATAATTGCCATCTTCAAATTCATCGGTTACATAATCCAAAACAGCCTGCTCTGCTGCTTCTCTATATGCATCAAGCTCCAAATCATTATCGTTTGTGTCATAACGCAAGTGAGCTTTAACAGTTGCTAGGTCAGTAATAGGCATTATTTAGCCCCCTTCACACAAAGCTTAAAGCTTGAATGGTTAAATTCCCCAGTGTGATCTTTTTCGCAATGCCATAGGCTTCCTTTGTGCGTTACGAATTGGCCCTTTTGATAAGGCACTGAATCAGAAAAGACACCACGGTACAAAGATTCAAACGACTTTTGGTCATCTGATTTTTTTGAACTATCGGATTTTTCAAATGGATCGTCTTTGGCATCACGCTTAGCAAGAGCTTCTAGTGAGTAGTTTTGCTGCTGCATATAAATAGCATTACCACCAGGCACAGGAAGCATGCCAATTTTTGCCCGCCCTTCATCTGGGGTCAAAATACAGCCTTTAACATCTTCACGGATCATGTTGTGGAATCTTTCTGAATCCATGCGAATTAAAGTATCAAGATCAAGAAAACTCTCTAATTTAAAGTCTTCAAGATTCAAACCTTCATCAATCAGATTTTCACGCGATTCAATGAATGCTTGTAGGCAGTCGGAATAATAGATTCCATTTGCCTTTTCTGGATCATCTGGCACTGTTCCTATGCCAACCTTAAAAGGTGGAACATTAAACACACTACAGACCACACGGCCAGACATCTCCAGAAGCTCAAGCATTTGGGAATCAGCAGCACTCATACCCAAAACGGTATAAGTCATTCCGTCACCAATGACAGCCGTTTTACCGTAATTTGCCCCAGAATAGTTTTGATTCCATCGTGCTTGAATTTCTTCAGCCTTTTCTTTTGAGATTGGTCCGGGTGCAACCAAAATTCCACCCGGTCTACTTCCGTTTCCAAAGAAATTTGCAGCATTATTGATGATCTTTACCCCCATTTTGGCAACAACGCCACACGCCATAATTGGAGATAAGCCAACTAAAGGGTGGTAAAAGGTATTGATTCGATCATGAATAATTTCAGAAGCTGGTAGAATTTCAGATTCTGCCTGAGTCAAACAATCCTTACTTAATTGGTAAAAGACATTCCCATTTTTATCAATTAGCGGTGTTACCAAATCGGGGTTTAAAACCACCATTCGATAAACCTCACCAAAGGCATCGCGTAATTTCCAAACGTAGGTATTGCCGCGCAATAATAGACTTGATGTCCATTGTTCTTGAAACTGTTGCCATGTCTGATAGTTATTTGGCTTTTTTAACACCCGAAGCTTTTCTGGGATGTCAGCATGTACCAGAACACCATCAACTTTAGTTTTGAGTACAATGGGAAGTTTGCCGATATCTTTGGAAATAAGGCTTACACAAGAAAATACTGCATGAGATGCTGTTAGTTCAGTGCGTGTTAATTCGTCATTTTTCTGCCATGCGCCAGAATATGGCTCCTGTACGGTTAAGCTGTTCCAAACATTCTGCCCAGAATTATGGACACTTTGGAGGCTTTTTTTACTTTTAAACCAGTCTCTAATGCCCATATTTACCGCCTTATTCGATTGGTTTTACTTCTTTTTTAGGTTTTACTGATGCCTTTTTTTGCTCTTCATAAGGCTTTGCAACACCTATTTTAATTAGGACATTTGCTGCCAAGTCTGGTACATCCTTAATGTCACCAACATTGGCATCATGCATCTGCTTTAAATATTCAATTTTCATGAGACTGTTCCTATAGCTAAACAATTGTGATGCTTAGATATAAAAACAGCCCAATTAAGGGCTGTTTTTTAA